ACCAAAGCACTGCAAATTGTAGCGGCTGCTGCTGAATCCCCTGCTAAAACTACCACAGTAAAGTGGGATGGTAAGCCTGCTGTGATATTCGGACGCAAGCCTGAAACTGGCGAGTTTGTGCTCACAGACGGATCGGGCTTCGAAGCCAAAGGTTACGATGGCTTGGCCACAAGTCCACGCATGATGGCTGACATACAAAGTACAAGATCGGGTGCCCGGGGAGAATTAATTCAACTGTACGCTACATTGTGGCCCAAGCTGGAAGCAGCCTTGCCCACAAACTTCCGCGGCTATGTTAAAGGCGATTTGTTGTACATGTCAACTCCTCCGTTGGAAGCTGGCAACTATGTGTTCAAACCCAACACAGTGCAATACAAAATCCCAGCCAAAACGTCACTGGGTCGCCGCATTGGCAGCAGCGACACTGGCATTGCCATGCACTCCATGTACGCAGATGCGGGTGATTTACGCCAGCCACTTAGTGGTGTGCGTTTCAATGATGTTCCGGGCTTGTTGCTGATTGAACCCATTGGCGGCAAAGAGATTGTGCCCGACGCCAACTTGATTAAGCAGATCAAATCTGTGGCCAACAGTGGGGATGGTCGTGCCATTGCCACACTGTTTAACCCTGCAGAACTACGTGCTCAACAGATCACAGATCTAGCAAAATTGTGTGTGGACTACATCAACTACAGAATCAAACAGCCCAGTCCCAGTTTTGACAATCTCCTAGGCGGGTTTGGGGACTGGTTGCAGACCAAAGTTACACCTAAAAAATTCAACAACATTGTGGAATACTTGAACAGCCCGGCTAGTAATGCTGGAGCACTGTCGGCAGCATTCACGCTATTCATGCTATTGCATGATCTAAAAATAGATATCCTGCGACAGTTGGATTTGAAGGATCCTGGGCACGAAGGCTGGGTCATGGCCACCCCTGCAGGCTATGCAAAAGCAGTAAATAGATTTGACTTTACAGCAAGAAACACGGCACAAAACAATCCGCAACAGGTGTGATTTTTACCAAAGGTATAAATAAAAGCAGGTCCACCGAGACCACTTAACTTTAAAGGAAATTTATCATGGCACAATTTACAAAAGTAAATGGAACTACACAACCAGTATTTGCACTAGACGTTGCAAACGGTTCAATCTCTGGAACAGCCAACGTTGCGGCCCAAGGCCCAGTGATGTTGTCTGGTCCACAACTGCAATTCTTTACATTGACAGCCAACGCTGCACTTACCAATGCCGGTAACGTCAACGGTTACTTGAACAATGTGTTGCAAGCAGTTCAATCAGGTGCTGGCTTGACAGTTCCTGGCGGCACCATTGCTTTCTATCAAGCAGGCGCCACAGCCGGTACTATCAACTTGGCTATCTACCCAGCCGGTGCTTACACAACTGCTCAGTTGGTTGCTGCTGCTCAAACAGCCAATGCCACAGGTGGTTTGAACATTGGTATCCCAACTGCAAACGTTGCTGCAAGCGCAACATTCACTAACCTGTAATCAGTTTAGTTCCAAGCCAACCCTGGACGTAAAAAATCCAGGGTTTCTTTTTGGCGTTAAATATGCACATAATGAAAGTCTTGTGCCGCACCCTTTTTGATTGTACCCATACTGGTGTCACAGGACATCTCCGCCCACAGCAATTGCCGTTTACCACCAAAACAGGCCTGGTGATCGACACCGCCGAACAATGGAATCGCAGTCGTAATCAGCAACGCAACTGGGAAAGTTTGTTGCAAATAATGAGCCTGCGAACACAGCCCATGAATGTTGTACCACCTACAAAACACAAAGATGGATGGCACTTTGAATTTGACGTAGAAGCCGAAGGTGTGCTTGGCAGCGAGTTTGGCAGCGACGATCTAGCAGGGCTAGTTAGCGATTGTGAAGGCGTTCCCATGGTCACAGGATTAGACGAATCTGGAGTGATCACTGCTACTTTGCATGCACAAGGTACCAATCAAAACATTTGGTTCTCAGCCATAAATACCTCATTGGAGCCCGAACATGGTTGATACCACTGACATTGAAAAGAAAAGTCTTGAAGCGCATGTTGAATTGTGTGCAGAGCGTTATCGCATGCTGGAACTCAAGATAGAAACAGTGGAAAATGAAATTGGCGATGTCAAACACATGGTCACAGAAGTGCATAGCATTGTGCGCCGAATGGGTGAAAAACGCAACGACCAGCTGATTGCCTGGGGCATAGGTATTATCGGGGCGCTATTGGGTGTTGTAGGGTGGCTGGCCACTCACTACGTAAAAACATTATGACCCGTGATCAAAAACTTGAACGCTTTGCTGAGCGTGAACTCAAACGTGTGTACACTGAATTAATCATTGACGATGAACATGGTGGGTATGTGGCGTTTGGACGTTATCATGTAACACCACAGCCTGCAGGATTTTCAGTGTATCACAGCGATGATCTTGTGAGCACGTTCAGCAGTAAACGAACTGCTATGTCATGGTGCGTGGCAGATCACTTGCAACAATATAAATTAGCACAAAACATCCGCATACTAGACAACAAAAAACAAACACTCACCGCTGACATTCATTGCCGTCGTGGGCAAGCAGATTGTAGCACACGACCTGAATTCCGTGAAATGGTGCGCACCAAACTTGCACCCAAAATTGAGAACCTTACCCTGCTGAATCAAGAACTTGAAAAATGTTTAAATTCGGCTAAATATCTACAACTAAGAGGATTTGCCAAATGAAATTAACTGAACTGGCCACACCAAAAAAGAGCCGCCAAGTAGCCCAAGTATTTGAAAGTTACTTCGGTACAAAGATGCCTGTGAACCGTCTCACACTGCGTGAAGCACAGACCATGCTCAAACGTGTGCGTGGAGTTATTGCGGAACATCAACGCAGTACTACTCGTCATACCAGCGAGCGCAATCCTGCTTACTTGAAACTGGTCATGATGGAACAGGCCTTGGCACATCGTGTGAGCGAAGACATGGCACCTACCACTGCTCCTGGTGCCCAACAGAACACAGCACAAAACACAGCCGCAACCATTGCCACAACAAAAGATCCTGCACTCAAAGCAGCATTGACCAAGGCGTCAAAAGGTCAGTCATTGAATCCTGATGAGCAAAAACTTGTGGCTGGTGCTGCATTGATGAAAACAGAAAATCGTCTGCGCAACGCATTCCGTACACTGAAAGAGTCAGAAGTACAACAAGCCCAAGTGGTGTTGGCTGCACAAGACATGGTAGACAAAATGCAATCAATGTTGGAAGACACCACAGAAATGCAATTCAAAGAATTGCCTGCTCTAGTAGATAGTATCCGTAATCAAATTGGCATTGAACAGGCCACACAATTCAATGCTGATGTCACTGGTGCATTGCAAGGGCTTGTGCAAAACTTACAAGGTGCCAAACAACAACTGGAAACAGCACTAGGCGTTGTGACAGGACAACCTGCTGCACTAGACACCAGCATGGCTGCCAGTGGCATGCCAGGTGCCGCACCTGCTCCAATACCCGGTGAAGAACTTGGTGCTGAAATGGGTGCAGATATCGGCGCCGACGTTGGTGCAGATATTGGAGCCGATCTTGAAACAGGTGCAGAACCTCCCAAAGCAGCTTTAGGTAGAGCACGTAGATAATGAGAATCGACGAAGTCGAAAATTCAAGTTCACTAGATCCAAACAAACTAATGGGTCTAGTGAATTTTCTTTCTGGTCGTGCAGATGATGAAAATGCGCAAAAGCAAATCAGCACTGATGCATTTATTTCTGCTGCCCAGAGTCTAGGCTTTCCGGTCAACCAACGCAATGTTGTAAGCATTGTGAGTCAACCTCCGTTGGATAGTGTATTAGAACCCATTGATCCCAACAACCCTGGGGTGATCATGTACAAAGGGTCCGAAACTGGGCCAACCAAAATGCCTGTAAACAAGGCACAAGACATTGTGGCCGCTTCGGCCAAATCCGCCATGCAACGCGGTCTGAACAAATAACCATTCCCGTTGACATCTAGTAGTAAATACGCTATAATAAGCAAAGGAATATCGCATGGCCTATTCAGAAAAAGTAATTGATCATTATGAAAATCCACGCAATGTGGGTAAGTTTGAAATTGATGACACTGTTGGTACCGGCATGGTGGGAGCACCAGCATGTGGTGATGTGATGAAATTGCAAATCAAAGTCGAAGACGGAATTATAACAGATGCCAGATTCAAAACATACGGATGCGGAAGTGCCATTGCCTCATCCTCTCTTGTTACCGAGTGGGTTAAAGGACGAACGCTTGACGAGGCAGCAGCTCTTACGAATTCAGAGATTGCTCAAGAACTCGCACTGCCACCAGTCAAGATTCATTGTTCTATTCTTGCTGAAGATGCTATACGAGCAGCCGTAGAAGATTACAAAAAGAAACACAGTGAATATGCTGACATCGTTACAGCAACATAATGTTGACGAACAAGACATTGTTGTTGCTACACCAAAAAAAAAATTAAAAATACTATTTTACCATGCTGGCAGCTGGGTAGCTTCCTGGATATACCCTGCAGCCTTGCAATTGAAAACATACATCGACATATTGTACGAAGACACAGCTCCGCATGTGCAATGGCTAATTCCTTTACAGCAAGAAATTGACTCAAAAGATCTTGCAAAACACATACTTCAAAATGATGTGGATGTGTTGTGTACCAGTCATTATCTCTGGAACAACGAATCATTGATGCACCAGATTGCCAAAATCAAAACACTTGTTCCAAAAATCACAGTGATTGCTGGCGGACCCAGCATTGATGTCAACACCAACAAAGATTTTTTCCAACAATATCCTTACATTGATTATGCAGTATACGGCGCTGGTGAACAGGCATTTGCAGACATTATAAATCATTTGGTGCTCGACAGACCTATGATTGCATTCAACACATCCAATTGTGCGTGGAAACACCCAGTCTCAGGCCATCCTGTGGTAGCAGATTACAAATTCGTAAAAATGCTTGGTACTAGTCCATTTGTACACAACAAAAAAATGTTTACAGCCATGGTTCGAGATGCAAAGAAAAAGCAATTGGCAGTGTGGTTGCCATACACTCTCACTAGAGGGTGTCCATACGCTTGTACTTTTTGTGACTGGAACAGTGGACTTGGAAACAAAGTGTCACGACGTAAAAACACTTATAAACAAGAGATTGATTTATTTCAACAATTAGGAATTAAACACATATATTTGTCCGATGCCAATGTTGGACAATACGACGAAGATGTAGATATGATTGAATATTTTGGCCAAAAGAATTTGCAGGAAAATGCTGGATTTACAATCAGCGGCAACTACAGCAAACTACGAAAAGATGTAAATTTAAAAATTTTCAATATAATGGCCGAAAGTGGCTTGGTACAAAAAACTTTAAATTTTTCCATACAAGACACCAATGAAGAAATATTAAAAAATATTGATCGTCCTGATGTTGGTTGGGAAACTCATGCTACTATGGCCCGAGAACTAGTGACCAAACATCCCCACCTAATTGTAAAAGCACAATTGATTTACGGGTTACCTGGACAAACTCCCTTGACTTGGAGGCAAACACTGCGTCAAGTTGTCGGGGCAAACATATTGCCTATTATATTCTTGAATGAGCCATTGCCGGCCAGTCCGGCCAAGTACAACCCCGAGTACCAACGCCGATTTCAATTTGAATATGTAAAATCCACACGTCTTGATCCTAATCACGTTTTTTACCTTAGCGAGATTCCTAAAAAGTGTATATCTTTTGATCAAAGACAGCTGGTAGAAATGACAGTGTTGTCGGGAGTCTACAATGCATTAAGTGTGATAAAATTTTTGCTGTTACGACATGCAGGGCTACAATTAGATATTGAACTAATAATTGATGCGTTTTTGACCAGCTGCCAGTATCATAATTTATGCAATAACCTCTACACCAACTGGTCTACCGAACAAAAATTCTACTTCACAAAAGATTTTTCTAACAAACCGGTTCTGTTGGCATCTGAGCCTATGGGATATGGTAGCGCATTGTCTAGGGACATAAATTTTATCTACTACATCACAAACCTGATGCCAAAAGATATAGCAGGAAAACTTTCTCAACTGAGATTGCAAACTAATTTAGATCAACTCAGCAGTGAGTTATGTAGTGAAGTTGACTAGTAAATACAGACATGATAACCATTAGTGATCAGGCGCAATCTAAGATACAAAAATTAGTAGCTACCAAAGGCTACGCTGGCATCCGCCTGGGTGTGAAAACAACTGGTTGCTCTGGACTGGCTTATGTGTTAGAATATGTAAAACAGTATAATCCTGATGCCAGCACCATAAATTATGCTCAGAACAATTTCTGTGTGCTGGTTGATAAAAAACATGATGTGTACCTGCAAGGCACACAAGTAGACTATGTACGCCAAGGACTCAACGAAGGTTTTGAATTCACCAATCCCAATGAGCGTGACCGCTGCGGTTGCGGAGAAAGTTTTAGAGTTTAACTTGCAACTAGAACAAATTCAAATATTACAAATTGAACCAACAAGTTTTTGTAATGCACACTGCCCGCATTGTCCAAGATTCAACAACATTGGAGAACTTGACTCAGCTGTGGAACTGGGACATTTGAATATTGGTGCTGTGTGTTCCAATATTGAAATTAAAAAGTTAATCAATCTCAAACAAGTTGTACTCGAAGGAGATTTGGGTGATCCAGTGATGCATCCGCAGATACTAAAGATTATTAAATTGTTCAGCGAAGCACCACAGCGACCGCAAATAGAACTGGTAACAAATGGCAGTATACGTAATCCAATTTGGTGGAAACAGTTGGCGTCGTTGTACCATAATCTTCATGTGACTTTTAGCATCGACGGATTAAAAGATACCAATCATTTGTACAGAGTGGGATTAAATTTTGACACCATAATAAAAAATGCACAGTCATTTATATCAGCTGGTGGCATTGCAAGATGGAAATTTATAAAATTCAAACACAATGAACATCAAATTTCTGATGCAATTCAAATGAGCAAGGATATGGGATTTGTTGAGTTTGTCCATCGACCTTGCGATACAGAAAGATTTCAAAATGTATCAAAATGGCCAGTTATAGTCAACCACGATATAAGTCATTATATTGAGCCTGCGACTGACAACAGCCAAAGAACAATAGCATTAAAAGGCAAGAGAATAAGAAACTTTGTAAGTGCTTGGTCACAAAATTTCAAAGAAATTTGCCCAAATTTAGTCAATGGACATCTATATATTAGTCATCAAAATTTAGTAATTCCTTGTTGTATGATGCATGCTATACCTAGAATTAAAAACAAAAATCAAACGCATTTCCTTGAGTTGGCAGAATCATTTGAATTTATTGATTTGACAAAAAATAAACTGTCTGCTGTGTTACAATCTAAATTGTATAATCATAATCTTGCTAACAGTCTCAAAGATCAAAATTGGAACTCACAATGTGAAAATTCTTGCAGTTCAGCGATACACAGTGTGTTAAAATATGTTTCTAAAATATGAAAGATTTATTTGAAATTGTACAATCCAAAATTTAACTATCAACCCATTCCCCGGGAAAACGTCAACGGTCGTAGACTGTATGCCACACCCGACGGTAACCGGTTGCCATCAGTAACCACAATACTCGATGCTACCAAAAGTGAAGAAAGCAAACGAGCTTTGCAGAACTGGCGAGCCAGGGTGGGCACGGAACAAGCACAGGCCATCACCACAGAAGCAGCCAACCGTGGCACACGCATGCACACGTATCTTGAACAGTATGTGCGAGACGGTGTGATCAAAGATCGTGGTACAAATCCGTTTTCCTGGGCCAGTCATGCCATGGCACACACTGTGGTAGAACGTGGCCTGAAGAATGTGAGTGAATTCTGGGGCATTGAAGTTCCGCTGTATTTCCCCAAGGTCTATGCAGGTACTACAGATGGTGCGGGCATACACTTGAATGAAGAAGCAATTTTGGATTACAAGCAAACCAACAAACCCAAACGGCGTGAGTGGATTGATGATTACTTTGTGCAGTTGTGCGCCTATGCAGAAGCACACAATGAACTGCATGGCACACGGATACGAAAAGGCGTAGTTTTGATGTGTGTCAAACCCACCGTAGACGAACAAATGAACATGGTTACTCAACCCGAGTACCAGGAATTTGTGCTGGAAGGGCAGGAGTTTGATCGGTATCGTGACTTGTGGTGGAAAAAGGTTGAACAGTATTACTTGCTAAATATGTGATACCCGAAGGAATCACACAGTGGCAATTTTACAAATATCCAGAATCACAGCCCGCAAAGGGTTGGTAGAAGATCTTCCACAGCCCTTGGCTGGAGCCGAACTGGGCTGGGCAACTGACGAACGCAGACTGTTCATTGGCAATGGTCCCTTGGAAGACGGCGCTCCTGTAGTAGGAAACACAGAAATTCTCACTGAGTTTTCAGATATTTTGAGTTTTGCGGGACAATACACTTACAAAGGCGAAGCAGCTGGATACACCGCGCAGACCGGAGTCACCTCCGGCAGCCCTGTATCTCAAAGCATTCAAAGTCGCCTGGACAGTTATGCAGTGGTTACAGATTTTGGCGCTGTTGGAGACGGTCAAACCGATGACACCGCAGCCATCAATCGCGCATTGTTTCAACTATATTGTGTACAAGCCAACGCTCAGGTGCGTCGCAGTTTGTTTTTTCCAGCAGGCAATTACATTGTCACAGACAGTATTCTCATACCCCCGTATGCTCGCTTGTATGGTGAAGGCAGCAACAGTTCTATCATAGACTTTCAAGTTCAAAACTGGGCTGCCAACACTGCTTATTCACAAGGTGTATTGGTGTATTATGTGCCCAGCGGGCTTTACTATCGCAGTGTGGTGTCAGTACCAGCCACAGGCATCTCAGTAAGCAATCCTATATATTGGGCAGTCGAATCATTGCCATCTTATGTAGCACAGACTGCAGACAGCCTACAACAAATTGGAGTAAACATTGCCACCAATGGCGCCATTGCTCCTACCAACATTGAAATCACCAGCATGGGCATCAGGACCAATCAACTGAACGATGCCATACTGATTGACAAAGCTCAACAGTGCAGTTTTTCGCACATGACCATTACCGGTCCATTGCTCACTGGGGATTTGACCACCAGTGTGGCTGACACTCGGGCTGTGGACTGGCTCAGCACTCCCAGTTTGCCGTGTACTCAGATCAATTTTGATAACTGTGTGTTTTCAGGTTTTACCTATGGTATCAATACTGATCAACAAATTCGTGGTGCTACTGTGAGCAACGGTGCGTTTGACACGTTGTATCAGGGTGCTGTGCTGGGCGGAGTCAGCCCCAGCAACGGTGGTGCCACTGGGGTAAAATTTATCAGCAACAGTTTTGACAACATTTATGAACAGGGTTTAATATTCAACAATGTCAGCCTTAACACGTCGGGCTACAACATATTTTATGATGTGGGCAATCACTTCAACGGAACCACACTGCCGTCTACAGCAGTGATCACAATAGATGCCATCAACAATGTCAGCGTGGGCGACATGTTCCAACGCACCAATGCATTTAGTGGTACATTTCCCAGAATTCAACTGTACAACAGTGTGACTCAAACAGTGCCAGCCAGTATTGGTGTTGACAGTGCTGCTCAGATTCAAATGGGCAGTTTTGTGCGGGAAACTGGCACACAAGCCGCACTGAGTGCCGGTGCTGTGTCAACAACATTGTTCACAGTGAGTTCAGTACAGATCAAGGCATTCAAAATGGACTACACCATCACTGTGGAAACATCAGCAAGAACAGGAACACTCACAGTGGTCAACGATGCTGATGACTCAGCTGGTGATGGATTGAGCTATGTTGATGACTATGTGCAAAATTCAGACACTGACATCACACTGACTGTGACAGATGTGGCTGGCACAATGACAGTTCGATATACATCAAGTGTATCCAGAGCCGCTGGCACAATTTACTACAGTTTAACACACCTGGGTCGCAGTTATTAAAAAAATGTGGCCCCAAAACTTCAGTGAGCGGCTGGAGAATTGGGCACAGTTAAGACAGCAATGTCTGACACTGTCCCCAGAGCCTGCTTTGATCAAAATCAATTCTTGGTGGTTTGGAACTCCTTGGACTGCCTATCATTTGCATTGGGACGACCAGCAGGATTGGCCTGATCCCTGGCAGTTGTTGAGCGACAACCAGTATTGTCCGGTTGCAAGAGGCCTGGGAATCATGTATACTATTG